CTCCGGCAGTAAAAAATGCCTTGAAGATGCCAGGGTCATTAACTCCCTCCCTCATGAAATTTTCAATAAGGGCCAATTCATGGTCCCTATCGTAAGAATGTTGATTAAAAGAAATCATTTTTTGACTTTTTTCTTTTTTGATGCTTTTAAGTGCATGTGTTCTTGTGTTTGAGTTACCTTGACTTTTGATGCCTCAAGAGTAATTTCTTTACCCTCATGGACTACATAGTACTCTTCAATAGTACCATCTTCATCAAGACTATGACTCTCTACTTTAACTTCTCCCAAACTTGGGTGATAGATATGAGTCGCTCAATCGTGTTTGATAGCCTTATCTACATTGACCTTATTCAAGGTCTTCTGCATTTCTTTAAACGTCTTCATGGTGCCTTTCCTGTTTCTGCGGCCTGTTTGGCTTGGTCAGCAGCATTCTTACCAGAAATAAAACCAGCAATGATACCGACTATACCAGTTATGGCCATTGATAATAGGTTGATTACATCTTTACTTGGTTCACGATGCTCCTGCATGGCAATCCAAAAATCTCCAAGTGTGATTATGAACAGTAAGAGAATTGTCCCAAATGCCAAAGACATGACAATCCAATCTTTCATTTCATTTCTACTCATACTGGTAACTCCATACTTGTTGTTTTGAAATCTTTCTTTCTTATGATCGTTTTTGCCACAAGATTTAACATACCATTCTTGTCAATATTTATAACAAATGGCATGTTAATATCCCTCTTCATATCTTTGACAACTGCTTGAGTATCTGGATTTATCTTTGGAATCTTCTTTCCATGTTTCTTATATGTCCTTTTGAATAGACCAATTAACTCTGCTGTGGTTATGGGTTTCTCATTACGTTCATCATTTACTCTGTCTAAAAAATGTTTTGTGAATCCAACGTCAACACCAACTGCAGAAAATAATCTGTCTGCATACTTTTCTACTTGTTCCAAATCAGACCTTGTAATATCCTCAGTAATGTATTCTTCTACTATGGCAACAGAGTCTCTTTTGTTACCTGTCAAATTTGCCAATGAAATATGATATACCCTGTCTGGATTTGGCACTTTACCTAACATATTGTATAGAAAGTTCTTCCAATCATTTTGGTTCTTGAGTCTGACATACCATGACTTCTTTGGTCCCTCTTCTGCAACTTTGATAGATGGTTCTACATTCATCTTGAAGTCTGGTTCTGGCATGTCTCTAGCTTCTCTTTTGACTTTACTCCAATTAGGTCCAGCAGCCAGTGTTATGTGTAAGTCTCCATCTGGGATACCCACTGCATCTTCGTTCTTGTTGAGAACTCTATCTCTCAATAGTTTGACCTTCTTGAGAATCGGTCCCTCAAGATTCCATTTGAGTATGTCACCCTTCTCAAGCATTTTGACCTTTCACTACTGCGATTAAATCTTTTCTATCGTTTTTACCTGTTTCTACAGCATATTGTAGAAGTTTGTCAAGAGTCTCACCTACTGCTCTGCCTTTGATACCCATCTTGATTAAGTCTCTACCAGATAAACCTAATTCTTTAAGTGATGTTGGTTTACCTACTCTTCTAAGAGAATTAAGTCTATAATCTATATCTATCTTTCTTTGAGCCTTTAAGACATAGTTTACGTTTTCTACACCCCTTTTTGATGCAGATTTTACAAATCTGATTAGTCCAAGGTCTGAATCTACATCCCTCATGGCCATGTATTTCAAGACATCAGATACTGCATTCGTATCTTCGTTTGACAGTTTCATTGCACTCTGAATGTCTTTTGATTTGTGTCCTCTAAGTAAAACTGCCAGAAAAGCAGGAAAACCTTTCTTATCCAGTTTATCATACTCCATTGGGAATGAGTCACGTGCCCTTGGAAATAACTTTTTGAGTATCCCTGTTTCTTTTAGAAGAGCAACACCCACACTTGGTGTGCCTTTCTCAAACATTTTTCTGAACTCTTCTTGAAATCTTTCTGGTGATACAGTCTTAATTAGATTTACACTTGATTTGATTTGGTCCATTGTCTTTGGTTCAATGGTGAACTCAAATCTGGCAGCAAATTGAACTGCCCTTAACATCCTCAATGGGTCTTCTCTAAATGCACGTATACCTATGACCCTAATCTGTTTGTTGTCAATGTCTGTTTGCCCTTTACCCTCAATATCATGAATCTCACCAGTTTCCACATCACGTGCCATGGCATTCATCCAGAAATCTCTTCTCAACTGGTCTTGTTTGAGAGTGATTCCCTTACCTAATTTGACTTCAAAATCTTTGTGTCCTTTTCCTGTGCTCTTTGAATCAATTCTAGGAACTGATATGTCAATTTCCTCTGTTGCACCATCTGGTATAAACTTTATGATACCAAATGCTTTACCTACTAGATTGGTCTTCCCGAATCGTGTAAGTAATGTGGCAAGGTCTTTTAATTCAATACCCACTACGAGTAGGTCTAAATCCTTAGAAACCTTACCCAACATTTCATCACGAACTGCACCTCCGACTTGGTATATCTTACCACCCCTGTCTATGATTGCAGATCTAACATCAGTAGGTAATGCCAACTCAAGTGCATCTTCCTTGAGGAATTGACTAAATCTCACTTATTTCTCTCTTTCGTGATCTTTTTCATTTTCTCAATATATCGTCTGTACACATCGGCTGGTCCCTTCTTACCCATCACTCTTGCTCTCTGTTCCATTGCAATGGCAGCCTGTATCTTGTGTGCATGTTTCTTACCAGAGTTTTCTATCTTCTTTACACTCTTCTCTGCATCTTCTACTGTGGCAAACTTGAGTCCATGTATTGTACCCTTTGGATTCTCATCTGTGTATAGGTCTGAGTGTTTGTCACTACCAGCAGGTTGCCCCTTTTTTCTGGGAATCCTTGGTCCCTCTCTAAGTTCCTTGAATGTTTTCATTCTTCTTTTCCTTTACTTGTAGTATTACACCCACACTGCCGTCATTATTTTTGTATTTACATAAAGTCTCAAAATAAAAGTCTTTATCTCCCTTGGCCACGATATTTCTTCCAATTCTTTCTTCTGTTTTTGTTTTTAGGTCTTGATTGTCTTGACAGACCTATTGATGTTCTCTTTGGTTTTGGTTGCTTTCGTAGAACAGTTTCAAGTTTCTTTGCCATTAACACCTTTCTGACAATTTACATAGTAATACTTTAACACCTTCCCATGTAAAAGTCAACTCATTTGATATTGTTTCAGTTATTGAAAAAATATTTATATCAAAGTGACCCAATGCAAACACACTCATTGCACTTACAAGTCCTATCAGAAATGATGTATAACTTAATTTAAGATACTTAAATTTATTGGTTGCCAAAACTCTACCCAAACCATATATGTTGCCAACTACGGCATCATACGTCCTTGAGTCTTTTTCAAGTCTCTGTGCATACTCACTCTTAAACTCATCAAGTGGTATGTGTGCAAAATGTCCAAAAAATAAAGGATTATAAAAAGGGGATTTCCTGTCAATGTCTCCATCATGTGTCTTAGGATACCCTGTCTTTGGTAAAATAACAATGATTGCAAATATCAATGCTATCATAGAAAAGACACCAAGAAAAGTCAATGGCCATTTCAAAATCTCACTGTCCATGTTTGACAATGTGACAGAAAATACGATAGAGGAAACTGTAATCATGATATTTGCCTTTGTGTCAGCCATCAAAGTCAAATTCATGATGTTGGTCTGATTTAGTCTAAGGATGTTATCAATTGCAGTTGATGAAGGAACGTCATCAAAGTGATTTTCTTTAGTTGTAAAATGTTCTTCGTTCCAAGATTCTTCTGACATTCCTTACCTCAACGGCGGTGCATATAATAAACCTCCCTCCGTGTACAATTTATTATATCCTCTCTTTAAGTTGAGAGGTGTTTCTGTTCCAAGATATTTTTCGTAAATTTCTTCGTAATTACCTATCTGTTTAACAATTTGATATGCCCAGTCAGCATTCAATCCTAATTTTGCACCAAGATGTGGAAACTTATCGCCATCTCTCTCACCCATGAATCTCTGTATCTTTGGGTCTTTATTTTCTTTAAACGTGTCAATATTTTGAGATGTAATACCTAATTCTTCTGCAATAAAAAATACATATACCGACCAACGTGTTATATCAGTCCACAACTGATCACCATATCTTACGGCAGGTCCAAGAGGTTCTTTTGAAATCACCTCTGGTAGAATCATGTGTTTATCTGGTTCTGGATACTTTGTTCTATCTCCTGCTAATGCTGACCTATCAATACCATACATATCACAATTACCATCCAAATATAACTCAACTATATCTTCGTCTGGATAGACACCAACAGGGGTATACTCCATTCCCCATAATTCAAAGAAATCTTTGATGTTTTGTTCTGCAGTTGTATCAATACTATAACAAACTGTGGCTCTGGAAAGGTCTTTGGCACTTTTTGCGCCAAGAGTCCTTCTTACCATAAAACCTTGACCATCATAAAATGTTGTTGGTAAAAATTCTATGCCATGAATAACATCTCTTGTATATGTCCATGTGGTTGTTGCAGACAATACATCAATAGAACCATCTTTTAATCTTTCAAATCTGGTTCTACCATTAATGGTCTTAAATTTTATTTTATCTTTGTCTCCAAATAATGCAATGGCAAATGATTTACAGATGTCTGCATCAAACCCTTCCCAAATGTGATACATATCACCTTCAGGTGAAGTTATTCTTTGGCCTGTTCTTTCACTAAATCCCCATTGATTGTCATACACACCACAAATTACATATCCTCGTTCTTTTATCTTATTTACAGTAGAACCATAAATTGGATTGTATTCATCACCACCAGAATATTCATCTTCAGATTCTTCTTGCATCTGAATATGTTGACTCTCTACTTCTTTGAGTCTTATAACTTCTGCTTGTAATGCATCATATTCTTTTTTAGGTACTACCTCAATATCTGGTCCAACGATACCAGAGAATATTGCTTCTCTCTGTTGTGCCAGTTCATCAATTTCTGCTTGTAAAGACAATCTATTACCTATATCAGTCTTAGGATCATCTCTCCTTTCAACCAACATATTGATTTCATCTTGTAATGTACGAATACTTGCTTCACGAACCTCATCAATGACCTTCAAATTTCCATTACTATCTGAATATACTTTCTGTCCAAGTGATTCCGTAACTAAAAATGATGAAACAAAAACTAATATTACGATTAGATTTTTCATTTTAATGTACGATAAATTTCCATTAATTCAGCTTCAGGCATTTCCTGTGCCATTGTGAAATATCTTTGGTGACCGACCTTCATAAATCCCTTGAGGTCTGCAAAACTAGGATACTTTGCATGTAATCCAGAAATAAGATAATCGGGATCTAAATGACATTCTGCACAAGCATTACCCTTTGCAAATACTCTTGTACCAAGTTGATACCTCTCACTCTGTACCAATACAGAATTTAAGTCTTTCTCAACCCACCTTATCTTTTCATCCATCTCTGGTATTACCATAAAAATCATGTAGGCCAAAAGACCCACTATGACAAAAATAAATGTCTTAACACTTTTGATTGTGGTAAGAGTCTCTTCTTCTATTTGTTTGACAGGTTCAAATCCAATATGTTCCTCACCATTTGTTGTTACAGTAGCCTTTATTGACCCTTCCTGAGTTGGCTTCTTTTGTTGTGCCATTGTAACTCCTATTTCGCCTTAGATGCTGTTTTCAGTCTTGATTGTAATTGTTGTGCAAACATTTTGAGTATGATCGGAATACTCACGTTTGAAGTAAGTCCAAACAAAAATCCTACTGGATATTTAAATGATGCATATGGTTGCACTTGTTGTACGTTATCAAATACAAGAACGATTAAAATATATCCTGTTACTGACATTCCCATATTGATAAACAAATCAAGACATATCAACCACCAGTTGCCTTGATACTTGTCTTTATTATCATGCCTGTAATTAAATAAAAATACAAAGAATGATGAAAATAATATTATAGAAAACATAATTAAGTTATCTACACTGAACATTTCTGTCATGGAAACCCTACCTTTTTTAAGTCATTTATGGTTGAGGACGCATCAGTATGAAGGATTCCAATTCCACCTGCAGCTTCCCATTCTCTAATATTCCCCTCATGGTCATCTATTAAAACATTTGGTCTTTTGTCTCTCCCATCTTTTGCAAACTTTTTCTTGTCTGCACGTTTAACTACTCGCATTCTACTTCTGGGTAGTCTAAAATTTTTCTTCATCCACCTTATTTTATCTTCTGGTGCTCTCTTTGCAATTGGTCCTCTTGACTCTCTTGGAGCAGCCGTCAACATGATTGGATCAAATTGTTTTATGTAACCCCAAAGGACATCTGCATCTGGCATTTTGTCAAGTTGTGCAAACGTGTCCTCTGGAATATCTTCCCAAAATCTGTCCTTGAATTTTGTACCCAGAATATTCCTTGTGAATTTGAGGAAATCTGCAACGACACCATCCATGTCACAATATATTTGTGGGTTATCAAACTCTACTAAATGTTGACTAAAACTTTTCATACGTCCTTCATCCAACTTATGATTGCAGCTGCAATGGCACCAATGGCACCGGCAACTAGTGAGGTCATTCCCATCAAACGAGACTTCCATTGCTCCACTTGACGTACCCTCTCTTCTAATTTATGTATTTGTGAAGTTACACGGCGCTCTGAGTGTCCAATCTCATCATGGACATTGCCGATACGAGAATGCAGAAGTTTGAGTTCGGAGCGGATGTCATCATCCACCTTCCGATGCTCTTCTTGGCGGGAATTTAAAGATTTGATTTCTACAGTCAATTCTACAATTCGGTCTGCGGTAGAATCCAGTTTAGAAAGAAGAGCATCTATTTGTCTACCTCTGACTTCAACCTCGTTTTGTAACAGGCCTACTTGGAGCTTGACATCCTGTAGCTCTTCTGTTGCCATATATTACTTCATTACTTGAGTCAACCTCAGAAGTTCTACACCAGCATTTAATGCCTCTTCAACTCTACTTTCTACATCTGAATCATCATCTGAACTCACATCAAGATCAAATCTTTCTGTAACGTAATCTACTAGTTCACTCCATTCTGATGCATCTAAATCCATTACCTCTGGAATAACTTCGTCAATATCGTCAATGGCTGGGGCAATCTTTTTCAATGGGTCAATAAAATTTAAACCATCTGACCAAGTGAACTCACCATCAGCAGTTGATTTCTTAATTGCTTCTGCAAGAGAGAAAATAAAATCAAGTAATTCTTTCGTTTGTTCTATACCACGTTCTTGTGCCATTTAACTCCTTCCATATCGGAGATAAAGCATTGGACCACCTTCTCCGTTCTGTAAAATTATTGGACGCTTTGGAAATTTAAGACCATACTCACGAATTGCTTTACCAACTCGTTTCTTACCTACATATTTTTCGTATCTATGATATTTTGCTTTTCCAAGTCTACATGCATGATATGTATCAGAATCTACAATGAATACATCTTTTCCTGCAAATCTTGACATCTTCACTGATTCACCCACTATCATTTGTTTTCTGGCCTTTTTGGCTTTCTTCTCATCATCTTTTTTCTTTTTTAGTGTCAAACCAATGTCTCTACCAGCAACACCTGCTGTACTTGTAGTTGGTGCATCTTCTTCTACTCCCTCACCTTTTGCTCTCTTCATTTGAGCAGCAGTAGGTGCACCTTTCTCACCTTTCTTTCTCATTCTCTCACCAGAACCTTGTTTGATTCTTTGTCTTTTCTTATGTATGTTTGCCCATAAACTCTCATCTGTCACACCATCTACAAAGTCAACTTTACGGACACCGACTTCTTCTTTCTTCATTGCCATCTTGGTGGCTGTGGCATACATCACACTATCTGCATCATCACCATATCTATCTTTGAAATCTTTTTTCTTCTTTTTAAGTGATAGAACAATCTTTTCTCTTTTGTCCATCTCTGCATCAGTCATCTTTCTCTCTTCTAAAGACTGAATCAGATTCATCATCACTTCTTCAACTTGTGTGTCCAGATAGTCTGCCATACCATCCAGCTTGTCCACTGCAATGGCCACTTTATTTGTCCACCATGTAGGAAGACTGCCATCATCTGGTAATTTACTAAGTTCAGTATTCATTTTCTGTAAAGCATCCATTGCAATCTTGACTTGATTTTTGGCGGATGCCACATCTGTGTGACCATCTTCTGTTAGATACTCACCAAATTTTAGTCTACTCATCTGTTCTACCTCTTCTCTAAGGATTTTGGCAGACTCAACCCAATCTTCATTCTCAAGAAACTCATTCAGTTTTCTTGTGGCATAGTTTTCATCAGTCCAGACTCTTGGGTTGTTCTGTTCTTTCAAAAGGAACAATGCAGCTGCATAGTTGAGTAAGATTGACTTACCCACTATTGGCACTTTCTCAATAAGTCTACGAATCTTGAAGACCATACGATGTAACATCGTGTAAGATGCTTTCTCATCGGTAGTCTCAAGTTCACTACTCTTCCTGAGAGGTTTTCCTTTTGCGTCTATGATTTTATATTTATAGGCATCTGTCTTCTTGTAGTCCATTGTTAGAAGACGAAGAAACCGAAAAACAAAGTAAAGGTCTGCACCTCTAGAAGCTTGTTTTATTACTGTATTAAGACTTGGCATCTCTATCAAACTCCCTAAGGCTGTCTATTATTCCTTGATCCATTGGGATATTAGTTGTTAATATCTCCTTCCCATTTATGGATTCTACTTTATCCTCCGGCATGAAGCTGAGGTATAATAAAAATGTTTTTAACATCGGCCAGAATACTTCGTCAATCTTTAGAAAAAGTATTCTAGTCGCTGCTCTGACAGGAAAGACATTATAGAACACAATCAAATGGTTCAGTATAAGTCTTTCCTTCAGAGTTCCTTCTGTATGGTATTGGTTGAAGAGTCTTTTGATATACTTAATTTTTCGTAAGTCATCATTAAACTCTTCAACGTCTACACATTGCGGATTATTATAATGTTGCATTGCAAAGAGAAGAAAGTTCTTCTCATTCAAATCATGATATATCAATAAGTCACCTCATATTATCCAATAGCAGCTTCAACTGATGGAAGATCACCACTTGGGGTAAATGCTTCACAAACCCATTGTTCTGCAGCTCCACCCTTCATACAAGTAAATCTCATCAATGTACCAGCAACTGCATTTGCTTGTGTTCTGACAACATCACCTCCGTCAACATCAGCACCAGCAGTACCAGCATCGTTTCCATATAAATGGATTGTATCACCAGAATCCCCATTTGTCTTAATTTCTAGGTTTTTTGATGAGGAAAATGCTGTTGTGACTGCAATATCTACGAACCATCCTTCTTCACCTGCAGCAATTGCTGGAAGAATTATGTCTAAGTCATAACCAGCACCAGTTACACCAATAATTGCTCCTGAGTGAGCAGTAGTTAATGTTATTGACTCATCATCAACTGCAGCAGTTACTCCATAGAAAGGTCTTCTAAAACCAAATCCACCTTTTCCAGCTGTACTTGCAAGAGTTGAACCACCAGTTCCAGATGAAGTAACACTATTTGTTTCGCCATCATGAATACGAGCGACTTCAAATGCATCAAATTGATTTAATGTAACATCAGCACCATTAGTGGAAGCCTGGGCTTTTGTTGTTAAAAGTGCACTTGTCAGAGTCTTGTTTGTCAATGTATCTGTACTTGATGTTGATACCAAAGAATCTGGTGAACCTTGTGTTCCAGTTCCACTTGGAAGTACACAATAGTTTGACTGTGCAGCCGAGTGAGGTTGTCCTTGAAGCACCTGACCATGAGTATTATTCTCACAATTAAGTCTCAATGCACCCTGAACAGTTGTACCTCTAACTGAAACGACACCTGTTCCTTTGGCCAAAAGTCCAAGGTCAACATTTGTCTCACCAGATGAGGAAATAATTGGTGCAGTTGATGTTGCAGCTACGGCAGAACCACCAGTTGCAGCATTTGTGATTGTAACCTCGTTCACGGCAGTTGCAACAGGATCAAGAATCAACATTTCTTCAAGTTGCGTTGGATCGTTCATGAACATCATTCCAACATCGGCCTCTGTACTACCAATAACTGCCATGTTGGTTGTTGTTGCATTCTGGATGAAGATATGGTTTACAGCAGATCCAGTTTGTTCAAACTGTAAAAGTTCGTTTCCATTTCCATCAGCAATAAAACCACCATCTGCAAACTTAGGTGCAGTAAGTGTTTTATTGGTCATAGTGGTTGTTCCACTATCAACATAAGCCTTGATAGACTCTGAAGATGAGATGGTTGTTGCACTTGCACCAGACATATCATCTGCATCAAGAACAGCAGTTCCACTTACTCCTGTGTTAAGAACAGCACTTGTAAGTGTTTTGTTTGTTAGGGTATCGGTTGTGGCTTTACCTACCAACGTATCCGTGGCATTTGGTAAAGTAACAACTTTTGCGCCACCAGATGCACTCCCTGTGAGAGTAGTTGTTGTGTCAGTAGCACCTGCACCAAACTTAATTGTTTGGTTCGCTGTTGAAATAGCCTCGCCAACAAATACAGACTTTGCAACACCCAAACCTCCGTCAGTTTGAAGTGAACCAGTTGTCGTACTGGTGGCATTTGTAGTGTCATCAACACCAACATCCACTGGAATTCTACCAAACATGCTTGCGATAGACACTTTTTTTGAGGTTGAAGCGTCCGTATCAACAATAGCTAGAATATCCGCAGATGCAACACTTCCTTCAGCTAGTTCTGTAAGTTCTGAAAATTTTACATCAGCCATTGTTTGTTATCCTTTATGATTCGTCCTCTTCAGTCTCTTCATCGGTAGATTCTGTAGACTCTTGGGGCGGTTGTAATTTACTTATAAAGTAGTCACAAGTTTGGATTGCTCCACCAATTGCTTGGACTTGTGTTCTAATTTGTTCTGAGGTTTTTGTCAATTCTTCAAGACGCTCAAGTAAAGCTTTTCTATCAGTCAACAACCTCTCTTTTTCAACAGTTAAATCTTCAAGTTTCAAATCAGACATATAATAACTCCATAGTTAAAGGGGCCCTCATGGAGCCCCATGTTCATAATTATGCATCCATTGTTAATGGAGAACTTGTTCCTATATGTGCGGAACCAGAAGCAGAGGCAAGTAATACCCAACCTCTAGTTGTTGTAAATACCAAAGTTGCACTATCTCCTGCATCAGTGAGTGAGAAGGAAGTAAAACCAGTTTTGGTAGTTGGTGTAAATTTAGGTATTCCGCCACCATCAACATCAAAAACAAAATGAACTGTCTGTCCTGCCACTCCATCTGCAATTGTTGTGTTTGTGGCTCCACTACCAGAAGTTACCAGAACTAAACCACCAGTAACAGTTAAACTTTCAGTTGCAGCAGTATAAGACTGTATTCCAGTTCCAGAGTAACCAAGGAATGTTGGTGCTTTTTGGAATACGTTATTTGCTGAAATCTTCTTGTTGGAAGGACTTGAAGAAGGACTGTCTACTACATGAAACAAATCATCAGTAGAGAGTGCTGTTGACTCCGTTAGAGCCGTTATTTTTTTATCTGCCATTTTATCTCCTTATGGCTATGGGCCGGGACTCGGCACCGTTAAGGTAATACGCTGGGACTCCGCTCTTGCGAAAGGAACTGTCCCAGACGCAACTTAGTGTTTTCACACTACTACAAATACTTATCTATCTCGTCTAGTAGTACTTGATAATTTTGTTGAGATGAGCAATGTTCATCATACACTCTATCTCTTATAGTTTTTAAATCATCTCCTACAGTTTCCTTAATCCTTGTATAAACATTTCCATAAGGATACTCTAAACTTGAAAGTGCCTCATGTGGAGACTGTTTTGGTTTAGTCTCCACTTTGGCAGGTGCAGGTTGAGATGGTTTAGTCTCAACCTTTTTTGTTTTACTAGACTTACTCTTTTTCGCCTGAGCCATGAATTACTCCACTCTAAAATTATTCTTATGAATCTGGTGTGATCAAATCTTCCGAGTCACCAGTAATACTTGATGCAGCAACTAGAGTTTCATATTGGACTCTTCCTGCTCTTCCACCAGTTCCAACTGTTCTCTTTACCCATCCAACGTGAGCAATCTCACGACCACCGACATCATTGCCTGGTGTACCTAAACCAAGTGTTGCTGTTGCAGTTGGAGTTTCACCAATAAGTGTATGAGCTGTTCCAGATGCTGAACCTGTTGCAATAGTAATATTTGTTCCATCAAGTGCATTTTGTCTTGTAGATGCAATAAGAACTTTATTACTATTTGCAGATTTAATGATGAAAAAATCAGTATCATCAGTAAATCCAGTTGGTACAGTATTTGGGGCAGTGCCTGGAGCGGCATAGGTAACTTTATCACCAGTTTTGATTGCACCATAGAAACCAGCACTTACGACAATTTCATCTGTTCCATCCACAATTTTTGTGCCGTCACTCATGTCTACTGTTTCTGTTGCAGGAGCAGCAATTGTTACTGTAGGTGCACTTGTATAAGCAGAACCTACACCACTAATATCTACTCTTATTACCTCACCAAGATTGTCACCAGTTCCTACAACTGCTGTAGCTGTTGCAGTATCACCAATCAATGTTTGTGAACTATGTCCAGTTCCAGTTAAATTAATTGCTGTGCCACTTTGTGCATTTGAAAGACTTGATGCTAATGCAAATGTGTTGGCGGTCAAATCTCCGAATGTTGTTCCACTATCACTTGTTTCTTTTGCAATAACAAAATATGCTGTTGCATCAGTCAGGCCAGTAATTGCTGGGCCAGGACCATCAGAGTAAGTCAACTTAGTTCCAGTACGGAAACCATGATTTGCAATCTCAATAGTATTATCTGTAGTATTGACTTTTGATGTTGCGATAGTGTTAGTAGGTGGTGCCGCAACTGTTACAGTTGGTGCACTTTGATGTGCTGTACCACTCTGAAAACCTCTTCCAATACTACTTGTACCTGAAAGTCCAATTGCAGACAAGTTATCTACACCTGCATCAGCTTCACCTTTAGTGATACCAAAGACACCAAGCGTCTGCAAAGTATGACCCGTTCCGTCATCATTTGTAATCTTAATATCTCTTGGTAGTTTCATTCTAGTGACTGTCTGATTATCAGCAGTAGAACCCTCATAATTTCTATCTAGTGTTGCAGCAGTATTACTTGAAACAGATGTGATTCTATAAAGTTTTGAGTCTGCTCCAATGACAACATCACCTGGCTCTAAATTATCTGCTTCGAATGTAGTGTTTGAACCTGATGCTCCGTCAATAAACGTATTTGCACCATTAGTGAACTTTGCCGCACCTGTTAGTGCTGCACCATCGTTCATTCCCCATAGAGACATTTTCTTCTCCTAGTTAAAGTATTAATGGTGATGAGGTGAACCTGCAACACCAGTTGGGCGGTATTTTCCGGCCGCCGCCTTGCGTGGGAACTTATTTTCCCTTATAGTATTTATATGGATTCTTTATCTTTTTGATAATGTTTCCGTACAAACCTAATACCTATTGATTCCTCATTAAAATTTTCTACTAATCCGTAGTCATCAAGGACATCCATAACTTCGTCTTTTGGCATACCTTCTTTTTTGGCTTTGGCCATGATACCATCCATCCACTTCTTCTTGGCACGTTTGTCCATCTTTTTCCATTTGGATTGGATTTTCTTTGCATCATTGTCTATCCACGCTTCATTGACAACGGCTTCACCCATCATCTTTTCAAGTTCTTCTTTATCTTTGGCATCAAGGTCTGCTTCTTTCTTCTTCATTGTTCCATACTTCTTCATGAAACCTTTTGTAACCATGTCAATTTTTCTCTTGTTTGGTCTGTCACCTTTTTGGATCTTACCACCTTTTGCAAGAAATGCTTTGATCTGGTCTTCGTAGTCAGATGCCTTTTCTTCAATCTCAACTTCTTCACCCATCGTCTTCAGAAGGTAATCTCTTGGATCTGTGTCTAAAGTTTTGATGAATTTCAATGCACCTTTTTTGTCACCCTTCTTCAACATGGAAGCAGCTTTCATCATGTCTTTTTTGTCAATACCACCATGTTTTTTTGCATAGGTTTCTATGTCATCAGCAGCCATTTTCATCTGTAGTGCTGGACTCTCTTCAATTTCTTCATTTGCCAAATCTGTCTTTTGAAACCCTTGAGATGCTTTCTTGTCCCTGAGTTTCTTAAACATCTTTAGACGATCCTTTGTCTTTTGGTCAGCCTTCTCTTCAATCTCTTGTTCTACATCTTCTTTCATTTTATCAAGATGTTTCTTGATTCTCTTTGATTGACCAAGATGTGTCTGAGATGCTTTCTCTAACTCCTTCACTATCTTTTCAAGGTCTTCATCTTCCTTGACAGGTTTTCCGCCTTTAGAAATGATTCCATTCATTCCTTCTCCCTTGACTTGTGCAAGGAATTTCTTGGCATCATCTAAAGTCTTAAATGCACTGACTTTGATTGGACCCTTCTTTGAAGATGCATACTTGACCTCAAACTTTTCTTCAATCTCAACTTCCTCAATGTACATATTGAGTTCGTATCGTTTGTTGTCTAAGTTTGCAACTTGGACATGGAGTTTTTGTCTCTTATCTGTACCAAGGATGTATCGGTTTGTTTTACCCATTGAAGGTTTTTTTGGACCAGTTGCAACTTTATTGTCAATCTCGTCTGGATCTACTGTGTATCCTTTTTTCTTTGCATGCGCATATGCATGTTGCATTGCTGCAGAGAAGGTTTTATGGTAGAGTTCATAGTCTGAACCTTTTTTTTCGTCAACATGATCCATTGCACCACACTCACCACAATGTTCATCTATCTGTGTATTTTCGTAGACTTTCCTGAGTGCCTCGGCCCACATACCTCTATGATGTGGATTTCTTGAGATACTTTCCATCTTTGGTCTGGTATCTACTGGTGTTTCTTTACCACTTTCAGCTTCTGTTGCATCTGGTTCTTCTTCGTCATCCATCTCATCTTCTGCTTTGTCTTTGAGTTTTTGAACCACTAAGTCAGCAATTTTGTCAAGTTGATCAGAGGACATTCCTGCATCATCGTCATCGTCATCATCCATTTCTGGTTCATCATCTTCTTTTTGTGAGTTCATTCTAGCTTTGACTCTATCGCCAAGATCCATATCTTCTTCTTGTTCCTCATCATCCATCTTTTTTGCAATTTTCTTACCTACACTCTTATCTTTCAACGTAACAGGATACATCTTTCCAGAGCCAGGGGGAAACTCAAATTCTTTTTTTCCATCTGCAGCTGCTTGTGCTACAGCACCCATGAAGTCTGCATTATCTTCAGTTGCATCTACTTCTTTTTCTTTGAGTTTTTTCTGAACCTCTCGCATCATACGAGCATGTTCTCTCTTTTGTTGTTTATCTTGTTTGATTATGTCGGCAATGACATTGAGAACATCAGCCATCGGTTTTCTCCTGTTCAGTTTCTTTTACTTCAGTTTGAGGTGGTTCTTCCTCTTTTTTACCAGACATAATATCTAATGCAGCCTTACTAACATTTTTAAGGTCACTAAATGCTGATTTACCAAAATATTTTGGATCTGTAGATGGTGACATCACTTCCTTTCTGGTTTATACTCTGATACCAGTGCCGTAAGAGTTGGCGCTAGCATTGAAAACTTTTGTTGTATCGTGAGGACATCAATACCTTGTTCCATTGCCCTCTGAATAATCTTATCTGCTTCTCTTTTAGACAAATTAAGTTTATCCATTATATATTTTACAACTTTATTCATGGATTCTTTAACTGTTTCGTCTTGGCCTGGTGTATCTTTTGTGTAAATCACTAAGGATGGATAATCACCACGTTCAATAGTTTCTTGAATCTCACTAATATATTTATAAATAAATGAATTGTCAAAGACATCTGAATTATTGACATTGGCCATAAAACGAGTGTATTTGTTGACAAGTTGTTCCATGAAGAACAAATCTTTTTCGTTTATCTTTTTGACTTTTTGCAATTTATTTCTTATGTCAAGAAACTCATCAAGGACCATTACAGCTTCTTTAAGATAAAATTCATCTTTTTTACTAAGACCACTAAGAGAGTTGACCATCTCATCAAGCATATTAAATGCATGTGTTGAGTGATGTAGATGAGATGTAGTGAAAGAACCAACTGTAATCTGGTGTGTCTTGTCAAGAGTAATCTGTTCTACTACGGATTCAGTCTCAAAGTCAATCTCTTTCCATTTCTTGCCTTCTTTGACCACATCTAACTTCATACCCTTACGAATATCATTAAACATTTTCTTTGTGTCAGCATCAGAAAGAGATGGTGGAGTACCCATACGAAATGACTTGAAATCTCCATCCACAGCAGCTGCCCTCATCTTTGATGCAGACATTCCCTCTACACCCTCGGCATCTGGATCACGTTCACCTGCACTTACGACATCAATATTGTCAAAGTCATAGAATCCATGTTTCTTTTCTTCACCATTGTAGGTCTGTAATAATTTTTTAAAGTCTTGAACTCTATCACTACCAACGACCATGACAAGATTGGTATATTTTTTCTTGTTGTATAATTCTACGGCAACGTCAAGAGCAGTTTTGGCATTACTTGAAATGATGTTCCTTGAAAACTTAGAGAACATCTTCTTCATGTATTTAATTTTAGTATTTCTATCAAGAGGATTCTTTTTAGGGTCTTGGGATTGACTTGGATAGACAAAGAAATCTCCACCCCTCTGTCTTGCCACAGATTGAACTGCAATAATCAACTTCTCGTGGCCAACTGTAGGTGGATTGAATCTTCCAAAGGTGAACACTGCTGTATCACCTTTTCTTTCTGTCATAAATCTTTGGTAGGTTTTCATTACTCTTCCATTGAATTAGGATACCAATCTGGTAAAGGTTTTGATTTGATTCGTGCTGCATATTCCTTTTTGGCCTGTTCTTTGTTGACTTTAATTTTACCATCTACTAAGTCTTTTACGAACCCCAAAGTGGCAGCATTTGCATAGAGTGAACCACATCGTGCAGTAACTTCCATCTTCAATCCATCGTAAATTATACTTCCCGAAGCATGACCAAGAATATCCAACATCTCAGTTGGAACTTTCATTTTCATAGTTGAATAGACGTAATCTCTGTGAGGTGCAGGAAAATCATGTGGAATACTTTCATCTATAACCCAAACTTCATTAAAAGGTGGTTCAATAGAATTCCAGCTTAAACGAGTTTCAGTCATCTCATCTGGTTCACCAAAAACCTTAACCATTTTCTCTGCATACAATCTTGCATCTTCAAATCTCCAATTCTTTGTGATTTCAGAAGACTTTTGTTCTTTTAAATAATTATTAAAGGTTTTCACGCTGAACCTCCGTATTTTTTTGATTTGACTTTTTTACCTTTATTTTCTCCACCTGTTCTGGCAATCTTACCTTTGGCCTTACAGTGTGCTTTACATGAGAAACCTTTTGGTGCATTACAGTTACAATGACTCATATCCTTTTCTTCAAATGCCATAACCCTTGTACCAGTTGAGTTGAGTTTTACTTTTTTCAGATTAAAATGTTTTCTGATATACTCTGCAGCATCTTTTACTGAGATGAGGTGACTCATACCCTTGATAAAAGAATTTATCTGCTGAGTAGTTGGTTTTCCATAAAACTCATGAAACTGGATCATTTTCTTTTCTTCCACAAATCTGCATCTGCTTTACGTGCACCACCACCTGTGATGAAACTATTGACTCTGGCAAATGCCCATTGTTGAGGTGTAGTGCCTGGTCTGTGACCTGTTCTCCAAGCTGCCATACCCCTGTCATATACCTTCTTCAATATACCATAAGAGATACCTGACTTCTCGGCCTTCTTTACAAGTCCTTTGATTTTCTCATTCAAGTTTTCCTCTTTCATAGGTTTCATTCCAAGTTTCTTACGATAGACATTCACTTGTTTGATTAACTCTTTCTGATCTGGTGAATTCGGAATGGCTTTCATTGCCTTGGTTGTGAGTTTCATCATCATAGCTTTATCACTTTTATTCTCACCAAACATCTTTTTATACTTCAATGTATGTTTAGATGGTTTGGTCTTGGCACTTTTGTCGCCTGGTGCTGGTTTGTATGCCGCTGGGTTGTCATCGTCCATCTTTGCACCTTTTTCAAAATGTCTTGCTCTTGCCTGTTTGGTGGACTTTGACTTTACACCCTTATAATATTTTGCAGGTTGTGTACCCTCTCTGTCTTCAACATCGTCATCCTGTGCAACTTTTCTCTGGTGACTTCCCTCGTCAAATTTTAAATCATAGTTGTATGCAACCACACCAGAAGACATCTTTCTGAGATACACATGGATAGTCGTACTACCTGTGTGGTGAGGAAAAGTAAAGGCAGGTTTGGTCTTTTTCATTTTATAGTCATCGGTCGCATTGACAACCTGTTTTGCCAGTCTTCTCTTCTTTATTTCGTCAGCAACATATTGGTCTGTCCTGTCGTCATACTCTTTAAAGTTTATCATTTTTCCTCTATCTGTAGTATAAGTTTAGAATTTCCTTTTATGAGGCGATGATAAGAATACTTAGGTATCTCAATCACATCTCCCTCTTCTATTTCAACTGGCATTTGGTTATCAAACTGAAACTGCCACCCCTCACCTTGCAATACTGTAATAACTCTATCTCTTTTATCTCTGTGCCAAACCATTTCCTCTTCGGCCACATCTTCATCAAAGGTTCTCTCAAACCATTCATTCACTATATCATCTGTGAAAGGAAACATTACCAGAAACCATTTGGATTGTCAACAGAAAGACCAAGTTCCTTTGCATATCTTGGAAGTCTACAAGCCCAATAAGATGGCTTGGTTTTATCATTCCTTGTATCACACTTATGTCTGGCTGCAAAACTCCTTCTGGCTTCAGGATCATTTATTTTTACTTTCAATCCAGTAGTATCACCCCAAGTAACTTTCTTTATGTTTTGAGTCTTTGGATCTCTAACATAGACATAGTATTTTTTGGGGCCACCTCTCTTTGGTTTATTCAATTCAACATGATCATCTTCTAACAATGGTAAGTCCAGAGGCACTTCTTCTCCTTCATATAAGGCAAACTCACCAATATCTGTATTCAGAAACATCACTTCTTCTGCTTGTGGCATGTATTCACCTTCTTCATACAGTTCTCTAACCTTCTTAAACAAATTGAAGAAGTTTTCAGAATACATACGGAAAACACTCTGAGTAAGTGGTATTTCGTTATCTACATGATACTTGACAGCTTCATCAAGTACAATCTCATTGTCGTGTTCTATGAATGTTTTCATTTAGTCCAATTCTTTGCCGCATTAAAGTTTGCTCTTGAGAACTCAAGTCTATCAACCAACTTTACTGCCTTACCTAATTTGTCTATAGCAACAAAACCCTCTGGTTGTGTAACCTTATATCCATTTTCTGTACGGATGAAAAGGTCCATAAGTCCTTTTGATTTTTCTAACTTACGAATCACCATCTCTTTGGCATCCACCAGAAGATTTTGCATGTCAAATATTTTTACCAACTGTGAAGAATTTGAACGAAACTCTTTCATAAGTCTGTCCATATTCAATTGCTTAATTTTCTTGTTTTGTGGTCTTTTTACTTTGTCAACTTCTTTTTTTAACTTATCATAAACATATTCAATTAGACCTTTTGTGTGCATTCTGGTGTTTGTTATTTTTTGCCCAGTTCTGACTTTTGTATTGTTATAGGTCTTTATCATTATGTTAATATCGTCATTCTGAGAAATCATATTTAAGAATTCAGAATTTAGAGTATGAAATGTTTTTCCTGCTTGAGACAATACCTTGGTAATGGCAGTGGTTTCAGTCTTATTGAAATTAATACTACCAGATGTGTCTCTATACTCTGCATCTGAATACCATACATCAGAAGTTTTTGCCAAACCTCTGAGGTTGACGGAGAATGACGCAGACATATCCTCCATCGTTTTTCCGCTATAAGTTGTGTGAAAAACGATCCCCATTTTGGAAGACAATATCCGCTGTGCACTCTCCATCGGAACCGCATATACAATCGTGTTCGGTTGGAAAGTCACATATTGTTTTCCATCTATTGTTTTATTTTCTAAGTCTTCTTGAGTGAACATCATGTCACCCTGAAGTACATCTTTAATACCTAACTTGGACAGTTCAGTGAGTGCTACCTTGAGTTTTTGGTTAAGACCGCTTGATGGATGGTTCCTATCAATGTCATCATGAGAATAGTTGATCTTCGCGTTCTTGTTGAACACGCCTTTAGTGCCCACAAAGAACTGGCCATTCTCAGGGTTAATACCCGCGAAGATGGCTGGGGCGCCATCCCACTTTACTGTCACGTTGACACTGGACTTTGACGATCCGGCCAACATATCTCGTAGGGACTGTAAATAGTTGATAGCAGATCGAGTCCCTACTACACCATTATTTAGAACTTCATCTTCCAGATGTTCTAAATGTAAGTTTTTTTCTTCTGTTAGGAATCCTGCAAAACTATGCACCGTATATCCTTTGAAATTCAGAGTAATCTATAATTTTATATCCTTCAAAAACATACGATAACTGACCACCAGCTTTATTAGTTCCCATTCTGTTCAAACTATAATGAAGACTACCATCTTCATCCATACCCATGCAGAAATGGCTATACATAGTATAGTACCTACCACCTTGAGAACTAACCTGAACTCCTATTAATGGAATATTATCAGCACTTATTGAATCTATTTTATCTTCTATAAATTTACTACCACTACCTAAATATTCATAGGGTTTACCTTTATCAGAAGCTCCAAACACTTTAAAAACTGGCAAATCTGTTGATCCAAAAAACATTTCTTTCTGTAATTCCACTACCTCTTTTGCAATAGATTTAGCATTTGAAATTGTCCTACCAGCAAACATACTATTAAGAGATGTTAAAGTTATCCAATTTGTAAATAATTTTATTCTATCATCAATATTTTCTTTACCAGTAACATTAAGGCCAATATTACCTGCAAATTTTATATGACCATATTTTGTTGCTGTAGATTGAATTTTCTTTACCTCTGTATCTATCACTCTTGATATTTTTTTCAACTCAACAGGAGTCATTTCTTTAATTGTGGGAACTACACTTGCTTCTGTCAAAAATTCTTCAGACAATGGTTTTCTAATTCCGGCTTTCTTAAATAATGTTTGTAAATCTCTTACTGGACTTTTGTTCATTCGTCTAAGTAAACTATCTTTTAAACTTGACCCAAACCCCATCAACTTAGAAACTAATTTATTAAATACATTTTTGATACCTTTGAAAATTTTTACCCCAACTCCTGCAACATTTCCTAACATATCTTTAAACCAACCCTCTGCTAGGGCAACGTTCAACATATCCTCAAAAGAATCTAATCCATATCTATCTTTTACAGCCTTAAATATTTTTCCTAGTTGTGCACCACCCATCTCTTTTTTCAAAGAAACTAGTACAAACCGAATATTATTTGGAAGTTCACAAATACCAGTTTTTTCATCATAATCAACTTTTTGAGTTTTTAATGCAGTGATTACTGTATCAGCAGGTTTATTACAAATTACAGCATCTGGTGTTGGTAATTTTGATCCTGTCTTTTGAATTTGATCATTTTCTCTTTCAGCTTGATAATAATCATCTATTCTACCATGAATAATATATTTAAATTCTGATGATAATTTTTCTTTTTTAAAAATTGACATACCAGCTGCCAATCTCAAAGTTTCAGCCAAATCAGCAATATTTCTTTTATTTGGATCACTGAGTATTGAAAGAATGCCATCTACACCCTTTTGATCATAATCTTGACCATTAGTAAGATGTTTTTCAATTTTCTTGACAATTTTTACGTCTTCTTCTGTAGGCCTATTTGAATCTCCTAATTTTTCATATTCAATATCTGCATCCATAAACAGCCCAAGACATGCAGCAGCTTCTAATGTATTAACATTCCATGTTATGCCTTGACCACTAGAACTTTTGTTAAATAAAGGACTTATACTTGCTTCTTTACCATCTAACTTATAAACTTTTCCATTAAAATCCAAAAATACCACAACCCCTCCACCACCTATTGTGACTAGAGTAGCATCATTGGTTGGTTGAACTTTTACTACTTTATCACCACCATTTACCGGCATTCCTGCTTTGTTTAACTTATCAACATTTTTACCAGCACTGGAAACAGTTGCCTCAGTCCCTGCAGGATACTTAGGATCATAGATACTCATTTCTTTGAGTATATTTTTAAAATCTTCTTTTAATATTTTTTGTTTAAACGATAACATTCAAACTCCAAAAAAAGTTTACAACTACCTACAATATTTATAATTAAACGGCCGTAGGTTCAGGCGGATCGTTGTCTCTACTTACTTTTTCTGCAGTTTGAATGAATACATCTGGGGAGAGATCATGCCAACCTATAGTAACACCTTCAACCATTTGTTCACCAAATATATTGCCGAACTGGTCTTCCATGATATAGACAGGATCTTTTTGTGTGTGGAATTTATCTGTGAGTAAGATACAATGAACCATCACACCTAACTCTGGATAGATGTAATACTTGCCTGGTTCAAAGGTCAAGGCGGGAGGAAACTCTTTCTTCTTTTCCTGTTTCTTTTTACGAAAGTCAGCAAGACTGACTACGTTCTCATTCTGTCGGCTCACCTGTTATCTTTAGTGGATAGTCGTTTTCTTTTGCAAGTTCCATGACCTCATACACTTTTTGTTCTGCAATCTGGTAGTCATAGATACCTGCAACTGCAGCCCCTAACTTGTGTACTTCAAACATGATTGAATCTGCCTCTGCCTGTGATTTGTTGAAATATGCCACCAAAGTCCAAGAAACAAACTCCATCGGTGTAAAGTCATCATTATGATAGATAACCTTAAACTTTCTTGGTGGTTTTGGTGGTTGTTTTTTCTTTTTGGGTGGCCTGTCTATGACATCTATGCCACCCTTTTTGTCTGTGCTCATGCAGCCGTATTAATGGTTAATTTCTCTGGTGCCCCTTGTACTGGTGGTGGAGCCTGTTGCTGTTGCTGTTGTTGCATCATCTGTTGTTGTTTATCCCACTCTGCTTTACTTATGAAGTCAGCATTGAATGAAACACTCCTTCTCTCAAAATCACCATCAGTCTTAAATGGATATACACAATGTTGAAGATGAGCAGGAAATATGAAGAAATCACCCACTTTTGGTTTGTGTTTGACAATATTACGAGTCAATCTTGCATTCTGGTGACCTGCACCGATAAACATAATACAACCATCGTCATCACGTTCAGGTTTTGTAGATGGTAAAAACTCAGGCACTTTCAGATACATGACTGTAGAAAGTGAACACTCTGTATGAATATGAATTGGATTATATTCACCTTCCCACTGACTTACAACCCATGCACTTTTCATTTGAGTCAACCATTGTACATTTGCAACTTTATCAGCATCAGCTCTTGTAGCTTGTTGCAAAGAACATTGTTTGATATACTCACCAACTACATTCATAAGAAATTCAAAAATAGTTCCACCTTGACTGATTTGATACTTCTGCATCATTTCATGTGGGATCAATGGTTCATCTGCAATTTGACCTGCAAGATTGTCACCCCAATTTTTTCTGTCTGGGTCTTGTAGCACTTCATCCGTAATATTCAACATACCATCAAGCACTTCATCTGGTAGTTTGATCTTCATCAAAACATCAGACCAAGGTTGAATCATCTCCATATCAATATTGTATGTACCACCTTTTTGTTGTGCCTTTTTCTCGGCCCGTTGTTGTTGTCTTCTTTGTGCTCTATTCATAATCAAACTCCGTGAAATCTCGCTTTTTAAATTTTCCATTTGTTGCTATGTCAAATGCAGGTGTATCATCTTCTTGACCATTATCTACCAATTCGTCCTGGGCAGATTGTTCTACATCATATAGTTTCATTTTTGCTCTGTCAATACCGATTACAAATTTCTTATTGACAGTTGGATCATTATATCTATTCTTTAACTGTTTGACCATCACTTGTCCAAGTGTTTCCATCTGTTCAGTAGATATAATTGCAAACATAAGATCCGCCGTAGCAGGAAGTCCGAAAGACTCACTAGTATCTTCCAGACCAACATCAGTATTGGAATATCCAGATCGTGTCGTTTGAGTTGCCGATACGATTGGGATTTTATTTTCCACAGCCAATCCACGCAACTCTTCAGCAATAGATTTTATATATGTATAAGAGTTGACATTTGCACCTTGTCGTATTCTTGATGATGTACAAATATTCAAATAATCAACAAAAATAATATCTGGAACAAATGATCGTTTCAGATTCAACTCATTTAATAATGCTCTGAAATGATTTACATTGGCAGAGGCTGTGGGATACTCTTTGACTATCAGTTTACCTTTTGTAGTCTTACTCAAATTATTTATTTTTCTATCATAGATGTCTTTTGGCAATTGATGTAAATCATCAACTGAAATATCCAAGAGATTGGCATCAATTCTCTCTGCAATCTTTTCCTCGGCCATTTCCAAAGTGATATACAATACATTCTGATTTTGTGCAAGACAGGATGCTGCAACATGACACATGAATAGGGACTTACCTACACCAGTTCCAGCAAGACAAATATTCAGAGTCTTTTGGGGAAGACCACCATTTGTAATCTTGTTAAAGTATTCAAGATCAAATGGTATCCTTTCTTCAACTCTGTGATAAAAATCATACCGATCATCGGCATCATCAATGTAATCATGACCCACATGAGGATCAAAACTGACACTAAGGGCATCACTAAGAATCTCAGGAATTGCACCTTTATCTTTTTTAGCATTTGGATTATCCAGTATACCAATTGATTCAACGACTGCATTATACACTGCTTTATCTTGACAAAACTTTTCAGTAGTATCAAGTAACCATCCAAGCTCCGTATATTCATCTGATTCTTTACTTATTTCATTCAAAAGATTAACAGAAGTTTTATAGTCCTCATCATTTATTTTTTCATCAGAGAGTTCAATGGCAATGGCTTCTTTACTAGGCAATGAACTATAATTTGAAACGAATTCATTTATATGATTGTATATAATTTTTTCATTATTATCTGTAAAATAATCTTCTTCCAAAAACGGCAAGACTTTTCTTGTATAATCTTCATTCTGTAACAGATTTCTTAATATTGTCGTTTCTATTTTCATTGAGTACTGACTCCATTAAAAGTTCTAATATTGACTCTCCAAGTTTTTCCTCAAATATTTGACCTTGTTCATCAGTCAAATGATTTTCACCAATAGTGCTTGGTGCCATAAGAATGTCATATTCAAAGTCACAATTTATTGAACCATCCTCATTCAATTTTTTGTGTAATTGAAAATTCTTGTATCTAACTATAACATGGTGAAAAGGCCCCTCAAGGATTTGAATACAAGGGGCTGTATCTTCGGGGTTATCTGGATTAGGAACAAGACTGAACCAATTATCCTTCAACTTCCTCTGTTGCTGGTTCATCGGCGCTAGATTCGGCATCATCTCCCTTTCCATAAGAAAATTCTTTATCTGCAACTTCATCAATTCTATTCAGAAGTTCTTCTGTGAAATACTTTTCAGGATCATTCAAGATTTGTTTACCAAATAATTTTGTACCATCAGGCATTTCATAACGAGTTGATACCTTCTTTATTATATCATACTTTTCTGCAAGTTCAAGTAATCCGTAATGGCGACTCAACCCCTCATCGTAAGTCAAAAGTACATCAACCATCTTGTTTTCTTTGGTCAATCTGGATTTGAAGTTTTTACAGTGAATGATATTTCCAACAACGTCAGTTCCTACCTTCTCTTTTCTTTTTGATAGGAATACAATGTTAGAAGCAGCATACTGTAAACCAGAACCACCACCCATTACGTCTTGTGGAAACATAGTTCCAACTTGTTTGTAAGTATGATTAGTGACCAACAACGGAATACCTGCTTTGGCCAGTTTAAGTGTCAAGACTCTAAATGCACCCTTAACAATTCTTGCCTTAGTCATATCAACTTTGTCCGCACCCTCAGTTGTATCTCCTACTTCTTTTGCAGTTGACAACATACCAAGACTATCGAGACAAAGTAATAAAGGTTTACCCTCACCTTTCTCAAGATGTTTGTCTACCACTTTTGCCGCTTGTGATGCAAACTCTTGAATAGTTGCAACTGGTATCTGAGCAAACCTTGACTTATCAATATTCTTTTCCTCAATCATCTCAGGAGTTAATGCTGACTCAGACTCAAAATAAAGAATACCCCCGCTAGGATTATCTGCAAGAAACTGTTTGCACAACCCAAGTAAGAAAAATGTCTTTCCAGTTGCACTCTCTCCCGCAAAGGCTGTAATCTTGTTAATCGGTAGACCTTTGTGTATGCTACCAGACAACAAAGCATTGAGAATATAAGAACCTGTGTCAATGTATCCATCTACGTTCCCCAGCATTCCATCTGCAACTTTAGAAGCATATTCGTTTCCTGTTGCAGATATTAGTTCATCTAAAAAGTCACTCATAATTTTAATTCCTTTTTAAGATTTTTCAAATCTTGTTCAAGTCTTGTCACTCGTTTTTCCAATAATTCAGTTGGAGAATAATAACGTGGTACCGCTTTATTTGCTTTCGTTTGCCAAGTTTCATCACCTAAATTTTTCTTTTCTACATCTGACATATAATCACCTGCCGTAGTAAATTTTAAATCATTCATTATCATTTCTTTTTTGAAGTTCAGCCATAATTTTAGTTGCAATCATATTTAATTGTTGTCTATCAGAATAATCTTCACACCTGTTTCTATCTCTCAAAATATCATCATATAAACTTTTTAAATCTTCTGTAAGCCAACCACCATAATCTATATCCATAATACTCCTATTATATCATGTAAATGATGTTTGTCAAGAAAAGAAATCCATGATAGTGGCCTTCTTTTCACACTCCCAACCGATTGTGTCAAGAATACCCTTCATAGGATCTAAAAATGATTTCTGGAATTGTTTATCATAATCTATGTAGTCATCAAGGTTAAACTCTTTTGGTAGAGTTCCCAACATGGCAATGGCAGAATCACCAGTTGGATTTGGTTCAACAAGATATGTATATTTAATCTTTTCACCTTCTTGAATCTTTGGATATTTCTTTGTCAGTTTGTTTTTCTTCAACATCTCATTGTATATCAGAGAACCCTTGACATGCAAAGGAGTTGATTTACGATAGATGGTTGCAGAGTCTCTGTATTTTGCCAGACCTTTGACTGATCTTGGAAATGAAACTTCTTCTGCGGTAAGTCCTTTGAATTCATTCTTAAACCCTTCAATGAATTCAATGATGTCTGCTTCAGTTCCGTTCATGATAATACGAAAACCTTTCTTCAAGGCCTTCCTACATGGTTCTGGTGTAGAAGACTTAACTGCCTCAATACCCATAATCTTCAAGTCTGGTTTTTCATATTCCACACCTTCAGAATTATGCACATTCAAAATGTAGTGTTTCTTACCTGTCCAAATACCGACATCAGCAAGAACCTCACGTTTCATTACCATCTTCTGTTCAAATGCATTGACATACACTGCAAGTTCACCATAACACTTATCAATTACATCTTGAATCTTACCATCACAAACCTTGTCCATAAAGTTTATGATTTTCTTTGTATCTGTAAGTCCGACTTTCTCAACAAGACTATCCAGAGTAACATACAGAGAATCAGTATCAGATGCCAAAACATAGTCTTTGTTTTTGGTTTCAAGTAATTCATTTAGATATTCATTTACTGCCCTCTCGGCCCATCTGATAGAAAGTTGACCTGCAACAGAAACTGCCTCTGCATTTCTCACATCAAAGTAACGAAACCATTGATTGCCGAGAGCACCATAAGCAGAGTTTAGAGCAATTTTAAGGTTCAACTGAAGATTGAAGTATTGAGAAAGTTTGTTTGGATCAGCATTAGATCCTTTCTTCTTTTCCTCAATCATCAACTTCTTGTATTTGACTCTATCATTATACATTCTCTCCATAAGTGCAGGAAGAAAACCCTGTTTCTTACGAGTGTACATGGCACCGTTTGGCGTCATTGTAAGATTTTTATCTACCAAAAACTTTGTATCTATTTCTTGATCCAGTAAAGTTTCAACCATCTTACTTCTTGGATACATGCCAGTCAAAGTCTCAGGAGAAATATTATACTGCATGATAAGATGTGGATACAGACTATTCAAGTCAAAACTACAAACCCACCTATGGCGTCCGATTTGAGGTTCCTTGACATACGCACCTTCATATGCTTCTGACTTCTCTTCATGTCTCTTTGGTGGTACAACAATATTTTGTTCAAGAAGATAATTATAGATGATACAATCCCACATTTTTACAGGCGAGAAAACATCATTGAAGTTACACTTGGCCATATATGCCAGTGAGATGATCATTTCCATGAGTTTCATCTTCTCTTCAAGTTTACAGACAAGATACACATCATGGACATTGTAATCTACAAACTTCTGAAAATTTGTTCTATACAATTCATGGAGAGTTGATGCTTCTGAATAGTCCAGTTTCTTCTCACCAAGTTCAGCATATGCAATGTGATTCAAGGCATAAGACTCTTGATTCACATAGGTAAATTTTTGATATGCATCCATGTAGTCAATACTTGATACACCAACTATATCGTAGATCTGCTGTTTTCTGTTACCGACAAGGGTTACTTCATTTGTTTTATACCAACCCCAAGGCGACATTTTCTGTGCAGGTTTTTCTCCAAGAATCCTAATAATGCGATTCATGAGATATGGAATATCAAAGAAACGAGAGTTCCAACCAGTTACAATATCTGGATAATCTGCAGACCAATCTCTGATGAAGTATTCTAAAAGTTGTGTTTCATTCTCACACTTTACATACATTACACCATCAGATGGCACATACTCACCACAACCATAAACCTTGAAGTCATCACCTATCTTGATTGAGATGGCAAGAACTTCTTCATTGGCTTCTCTGATGTTTGGGAATCCATACTCAGAACTTGTCTCAATATCAATAAATGCAATTTTGATTTTGGAAAGGTCATAGTCTACCATTCCATGATAGTTTTCTGCAATATAAGAATACTGAAAACCTTCAATACCAAAAACATCGCCAGGATAACTTCTCATGGCTTCTCTTGTCTCCTTCATGGACCCCCATTTTACAGGCGATACATTTTTATTGTCAAGAGTTTTCCAGTTTGAAGGCTTTTGTGAGGGAACAAATAAGGTAGGGTCATAGCGGACTTTCCTACGGAAAGACATGCCATTAGAGTCTATACCTCTCAGGGCAATGTAATTACCGAAAGGTAAAACATTTGTGTAGAACATTCAATACCATTTTTTATAGGGGATTTCTAATTTGTCAAAAACATTATAACACCATTTGATCTGCTTGTCAACCCAAGTACGTTTGGATTGAAACAGACCAATGGTGAATAAAAACTGAAGATATATTTTTAGAGATAGTCCAATTAGTAAACTAGACCTTTTTCGTACTTGGTCTTTTTGTTCACTCTTAGAGCTGTTTTTATGTCTCTTCGGTTTGAACCATCTTTGTTGAAAGAGCAATGTACCCATCCGCTGTTTGGTTTTCCTTTAGTATAAAATTCCAAAATTAGCTGGTCAAAATCCAATTCTTTAGAAATCCATTCTGCAACTTCTCCATTAGGAGTTCCCAGCTGTTCAAAATCTGCTGCCATTCCAAAACAATGTTGACTAGTTTTAGAACCACCCACTTTAGCATTTAACTCTGGACCTCTATAGCCAGAGTTGACTGTTATAACACCAAACTTATCTCTGACAGGTTGCAACACATGATGAGTCAATACTGTGAGGTTTACGATCTCTTCTGTAGTTGGCTCATTCTCAATACCTAATCTGTCAGCAGTTGAACTTTTTGTAAGTTCACTTAACCAAAAATTCTGTGATAATCTTAACTTCATACTGTTTCCACCTCAAACTTACCTGTCTCAGTATTAAGTTTTATCTTGAGGTTAAGTTCCATATCTGGAATATCTAAATTACTTTTCACACCAGACTCAAGCATCTCTGTAAGAGATTGTGCAGGTTGAGTTGGATCGGCCTTGACTATTGCATCTAAAGCACCTTTTGCATTTTCTGGTATAACATCATCAATCATTTTAGAAACATGATCTTTGGCCAAATCTTGAGCTTTATCAGCAACTAGACCAGTAATCACATTCATTAAAAGCATTGGTAACATTTTGTCTCCTAATTAACAATTTCCTCATTGCCAGGTTCAATCACCACACCATCGTCTGTGACTTCCTCTGTCCCAACTACTTTATTTAGGATTTCAGTTACCCACTCTGGACCTCTTTGTGTATCTGGAAAACCATCTTCTGATGCCCTCCAAAGAATCTCACCATCAATCTCAATCACAATATCATCATCTGGAATTGAATGTCTTTCAACATCTGATGGTTTACCTATAAGTTGTGGTTTGTGATTTGCAATACCTGCAGTAATTTGAATACCATGAGGAAAACCATACTGTTCATTCATAAAGATGCGAACTTTTCTACCACCCTCAAATGCAGGTGCCCTCATACTTTCAGGGATTTCCATATTTTGTAATCCCTTACCAGTTGAAGTATCAAGCACTACACCATCGTCTTCTTCTGGTGAATCAAAATCTTGTTCCACCTTAATTGTTTTGTCCTCAGTATTTTCTTCAGTATCTACTTTGAAAGTTTCTTCTGCCATTTGTATCTCCATAAAGGGGAGCTTTCGCTCCCCGCGTCATGATTAAGAACCAATAGGAATCAGCCGTGGCTTCTTCTCTTCTGGTATCACTTTCTCAAGGTCAATATTTAACATACCATCCTTGAGGTCCGCACCCTTTACAATAATATCATCGGAAAGAGTGAAAGAACGAGAGAATGCCCGTTTGGCAATTCCCTTATGAACGAATGAATCACTTTTAGATTCACCTTCTTTGTCTTCGGTTGAACGGATAACCAATTTACCATCGGTTACTTCAACCTCTATGTCATCTTTTGAAAACCCTGCAAGGGCTACTTCTATGACATACTGAACTTCGTTCAGTTTCCGAATGTTATATGGTGGATACCCCGAATCGCGAGTAGAATCCATATCAAAAAAACGATCAAAGAATGTATCAAACCCAACTGTGAGTCCCATCATTTTTTGAAAGTCTTGGGGTGTAAACGCGGAGTGTCGTGCTAGAACCATAATGCCTCCTTATAAAGCGAGGTTAAAAATAAACTCATCCTGAAGCACACAGCGATAAGTCTGTTAAATGAGATTTCCACTATGGACAATCTCAAAAAAAGAAAGGGTGAGGTGGGTAGTAGGATTCGGCATACCTACAACATCGGGGAACGAACTTCCGTTAGCTTTTTACCCTCTGCACCAGAACCTCCACTGGTATGTGGAATGTGACCCCCTTCTGTTACCAAAAGGGTAGCCTCGGCACCATCCGTGAACTGTCTCACTCAAACCGCTCTCGTGGTTTGTATTATGAGTATACCCAAGGTCCGTCAACCTCTTGTTCACCCTTTATTCTAGTATAACATATTTATACGATTTGTCAAGTATTTGGATTACTTCTTTGAATATATGCCCCAAAGTACCCAAACAGCAACTAATCCTACAAGGCCTTCTGCACCGAGTTGTTTTACCAGCCCAACTACTGAACCAACAATATCAAGGCCTAAGAACGGAACAGCTGCTCCAAAGATAACTTGAAGCACTACTCCTAGTGCGATTACGGCTAAACCCAATTCCGTAACAGAACGAATCCAACCTAAAACTTTATCTAGCATGTTTTTCTCCCTTATTTGCCTGTTGAACCGAAACCACCATATCTATCTGTCTTTTGACTTGGTGGTTCATTGATTTCTTCAAATTCATGATAAATCTTTTCTACCAGTTCAGCCTGACAAATCCTATCTCCATGTTTAATATGTTTAGGAGATTGAGATATGCTGGTTAACATTACAAAAACTGGCTCAACATAATCAGAATCAATCACACCTTCACAATTCGTAAGGTAAATACCATCTTTCCATGCCAAACCAGACCGCGAGTGAAGTCTCACGGAATAACCTTCTGGAATATCCAGAATTAATCCTGTTGGAACCATAACTCGTTCCATACAGAATATCTCTATTGAATCATTTTTTACACTTCTCTCAATAGTTCTATTTATAGTGTCTTGATTCACTTCATATTTTGTACCACTGACCAGACATGCATGAACATCAAAACATGCTGATCCTTTTGTTGCAAAATATGGTTCTTTAACAGATTCGTGTAGTTTATAATATTTTAATGGTTCTTGACTAACCTTCCCCATCCTCACTCCTTTTGCTTCCAATATTATATTTTGCAGTTAAGTTCCATTCGTCTTTCTCCTTGAAAGATAGGATCTTCAACTGATTGAGAGGAACAGTTAATTCCTCTGTCACACTAGGCTCTGACAACTTTATCAGACCCCATTCAGCCAAAAGGTTTGCTACAGTATTTCTTCTTGCTTGATCGTTTTCAGAAAAATTTGTGGGTTTACCATCAAGTGCAAATAATTCTTTAAAATGTACGATAAAATACCTACCTTGTTTATGTAGAATGTGGCAGGATTGATACAGTGTTTTGTCTTTACGAGACGCCACACCGATTCTAGTCAGTGTTTCTCGTACCTTTAGAAAGTCATCGGGATTCTCAAGGGTACATTCAACCATAGTGTCAATTGATACATTCATTTCTCCACTCCACCTTGATTCAGTTTATCTTTGATATAGTCAAGTTGCTCCTTCGTAAGAATTGAAAGAGCGTCTTTGGCTTTTTGATTACCGAATCCATAATACTCTTTCACTATATCCATATCAGATAATTTCTCAGGTTTCAACCATTTACTATACCTTCTCTTTTTCCTAACACTATTTAGTAAATAGTCAAACTGAAGTCTGGAATCAAGGTGAAAATGAACATTTACCTCATTGGCTTGAAAGATTGTGTCCATGAAGAAAGACAATCCACGATTTACAATAAAAGGTGCATACTTCTTCTCGTCTTGAGAAGTCAGCATGATGTCTTCTTTTGTTTCGTTGATTGCCTTCAAATAATCAAACGGACTCATCTTCAACCCATTTTAAAACCGTGGCACTATTCTTCTCCAAAGGTGGATACCAAATTGCCTTGGTTTTCGTAGTAATATTGGTTTGATCAATCTTTTCTGCAAATTCTCTTAGGTCTTCTTCATTACGAAATCTGACTCTAATCAAAGCATATTGACCTTTTTCTGGATTGTCAAATTCTGGCATATCATCCCATCCAAAGGGAGTTTGTGCCTCTTCATCACCTGCAAGAACAAATAGATTTGTTTCTGTTCCTTTTTCTGGAACCTTATTTAATACGTTACCCATACTGGACTTCCTTTTCTAATTGTTTCGGGAACTCTTTTAAAACCAAACCATACTCATTGTTTCCCTTTGGTATATTTAGCCCACTTTTTAGGATAGGTTTTTGTTTGTATCTATAGTAATCCACATAATGATGCCATCTGTCATATTTCCATGTAACTCTGGCAACATCTGGATGTTGATTTGCAATAGACTCCGCAAATTTTCTTCTCTTATCAAATTTCTCACCACCTCTTGACTCTTTACCGCCTGGGTCATCCACTGCATAGACTTCTTGCGTGTTACCACCTTTCATAGTCATGGAAGCGGCCTTACCTATCAGAAAACAATTGAATAACATAGTACAAAGACCTGCCTTTAGAATCCTAATACTAATATCAGTATCTTCATTATACATCCCACGCCATCTTATGTCAAGTGTGTTATCAAGTAGGATACATGAATAAATTCTTGTGTTCAAAACGTATGGTGGCCTTTTAGATATTGCAGGAATAATGAAATCATAGTTCATACCTGCCATGCCAACATTTGTATATCTGTCAACAAAGTTCTCCAAGATTGCAAATGGTGATCCACTTTCAACTTGTAGTTTTCTATTCTGGTGTAGACGATAGAGTGGTGCCATGTTATCATCAAGAATCCAATGTCTCTTGTGACCTTCCGACTTTGAATGTTCATAGACAAAATTACGAACTGGTATAGATCCACCCAAAGTATCAGTAACTTCACATCTTACTGCATACAGCGGGTTCTCTCTAAAATCTTTGGGAAGTGCAATTATCTTCTCTTCTGGTACATTTTCAGCATATGCATCAAACTCCGAATCTTCAACAACCATCCGATATGGCACACCATACCTCTCAAGCATTTCTTGAGTGAGTCTAAGACCATTCTCGTAACGACCTTTTGAAATAATGTAAATAGGATATTTTGGTTTCATCATATCAACTCCTTTCAATACTATTTAGCATTATTTAAATTCACACTCTACCATGATCTCAGTCAAACAAGCAACAAGATTGATCTCTTGGTCTACTACAAATGCTGATTTGTATTGATAGTCTGCAATAATCAGAACGGCCTGTGGCACAGATTGAGGTTTCAGATGTGAACTCAAACTGTCATATAACCTACGGAAGATACGAGCAGTATCTGTATCCATGTTGGAGTTTGCCCACTTCCGCATATCAGAAAACTTTTTAGTCTTCAAAAAACTTACCAACTCACCAACATTGACTTCTTCCAATGAAGACAATATGCCAGTATCTATCGTACCACTGGCAGAATATCTCTGTAACTCATTAAGAACTCTCCGAAAATCTGGAAAGTGTTTCATGATGAGTTGAATGAGAACTTTTCTCTCAAACTTTACATCCTCTTTCTGTAGAATCCCTTCAACAAGAAAAAGATATTCCTCTGCAATCTTTGGTTTCTCGTTTACTGGAATAGAGAAGTCAAGGACAGAACAGCGGGAATGGATGGGATCAATAATACGACTAGGATAATTACAAGTAAAAAGAAAAGAGACATTATTTCCAAATTTTTCAATGAAACCTCTTAGTGCGGGTTGAACCGAATCGGGATTCATATAATCGGCCTCGTCCATGATTATGGCCTTACGATTCCCTGTCATTGATATAGAACTACAGAATTGATTCAGTGTGGTTCTTACTGTGTCTATATTTCTGCCTTCATCAGAACCATTGACCATGAGATAGTCTGTCTTGGTTTCGTCACACAGAGCCCTGGCAGCAGTTGTCTTGCCTGTGCCAGGTCCACCTGTGAGAATGAGATTCGGAACTTTGCCTTGTTCTACGAATTCTGAGAAAGGTTCAGATAGATCACTAGGAAGAACACAATCACTGATCTTGTGTGGGCGATATTTCTCCACCCACAAAAAATCATCTCGTTGCATTATCCTCCAAATGTTGAATCTGATTCAGTTGCGATAAAGTATTGAAGATTACTAGAAGTGTGGGAAAACTTAGATATTCCCTTTGAAGTGATTTCTACATTGTAATCACCTGCAAATAATTTAAGATTCTCAATCTTAAAAACCATACAAAAGTTTTTGTCTGTTGTGCCAACTTCAGTCACAAAATCATCAGAAGATGAATTATGCACATCTGTTGCACCCAGAGTGATTTTAGAACCATCACCAACTATACAAACATGAGGCAGCCCTAACATAGCAGCTGCCTTTGTTGTTTGTGTAAAGTCTGCATTAGACATGACAAACGATACTTCTGGATCTGGAAAAGTCAAATCTTTTTCAGGCGGAGTGAGAATCATTGACGGATCAGCAAACATATACTTTACCTTTCCACCAACATTCATGGTTTTATCACCAACCTCTAACTCAGGGTCTTGAAACAATTTCATGACTCCAAGAAACTTGTTTAGGTCATAGATTGCGAAGTCACTTGGAAATGACTCAGGAATCTCT